TGGTCAAGGTCCTTGTCGTTGTTGCAGTAGCCGAACTTGATAATACTGCCGTTGAAGAACTTAAACAGCTTCTCCGTCTTGTTGTATTTCGCAATACTACGCGGCAAAGCCTCCTGCAAGGGCATTATGTGGTTGTTCATAAGCTCGGGATAGGTCCTTCTTACAATAAGGCACTTGATACCCGCATAGTTAAGACAAAGCCTTATCGTCTTGTTCTGAACAGCCCAGGACTTACCACCGCCACGGGCGCCGCCAAAGCCTATGTGCTTTGTCTTGGCCGCAAGAAACTTTATCTGCTTTTCACTCGGCACACCGAGCACAAGCCGCGCCTTACTCATTCCATTCCTCCTCGCCCGCGTTAAATACGACCTCTATCTGCGTAAGCGAGTCATTTTCGCGCTCTGCCTCTTTTTGAAGCTTTGCAATTCTCGCTTCTTGTTCTCTCTTGTCAAGATCACTCTTGAGCATCTGTATTTCCTTGATATCACGCAGAGAGGATGCAATAGCCTTGAGACCACTTCTGTCAACTATGGTCTTAACCTCTATAACTTTCTCCTCTTCGTGAATAGTCTCTTTGGTTGGCTTGTCGGGGCGCTGAGTGTTGTTGTACTCGATTTCCTTTACCTTTACAACGTCCTTGTAGAGTTGTATATCAAGCTCCGCAATAGCCTGCTCAAGTTTATCAAGCAGCTTATCGGTAAGGTCTGTTACCCTTGACAACTTATCAGCCATTTTTTGTGACATACTTTCGATGCTTTTTGTTATCGTTTTGTCTTTCAACTGTTTTCGCTGTCCTATCCAATCCTCTTCCTTGGAACGCTTTGTAATCGCAGTAAGACTAACTCCGTACTTTTTCGCAAGCTTCCTGTAAGAGGACGATTCGTCTGCTATGTATTCGTTTCTTATAGACTTCCAATCCACAGAAAGCCTCCTTTCTCGTTTCTTTTCACAGTTTACCAAATATCAGCCTCTCTTCTCTACCCCACCGCCAAGCGCAAAAAAGAGAGAGCCGAAGCTCTCCCCTTTGCTTTAAGCTTTCTTCTGTTCGTATGCCGTCACCCCGACAGCAATAGCCTGCCACGCATCCTTTGATACACCGTAGAAGACGTCGGGAGCCTTTTTCGTTCCCTTACCCGTCTTAAGATCGTGCTTGGCATATCGGTCAATAAGCGCCCTGCGAATGTTCGTGTCCTTTGCTCTCAGATCTCCGCAAAGGCAAAGCTTTTCGTCCTTGCGGTATATGTAGACGCTTTCTCTCTCGGCCACTTGAACGAAGCGTCCGATCCACACACAGGTGTCAAATACCTCTCTGCCCACAGGCATACCGTAGGAGGCTATCATCTCCACCGCGAATACGTCTGCCGCCGCAGAGAGCAGCGGAACGAGCTTCAGAAGCTCACCGTTCTCTATCTTCCCGCACTCCACCACAGAGAATGTCGGAAGATCTATCACCGCATACCCACTCTCCACGTTCCCGGGATCAATTGCAAATATCCTCATATTTCTCTCCTCTCATCGAAAAAAGTTGGCACAGCAAGAAAATTACACCACAACACTTCTGTGCGCGGATCGGAATTCTGATTATAGCTTTTCTTTGTTATCTTCTGCCACCCTTTAAGTTCTCGATCATAAAGCTCTGACGGATAACCCGAAAGTATAACATATCCTTTGTGATCAGAAAGTGCGGCCAGAAGATCTACATGATCCTGTTCAGTCATCTCACAACGGTATTGCTTACCGCCTCGAGTATGCAACAGATATGGTGGATCAGCATATATCAAAACATTTTCATGATTAAATTTTCGAATAAGTTCGAGGGCAGGCCTATTTTCTATCTGCACACTTTTAAGACGCATAGCAGCTTGATAAAGTAATTCAGGCATTTTGTTCCATACATCAACACAGTAACTTCTCTCCCGGGCAAAAACATCGATCTTAAAGCCTGTTTTTTGATATGTCTTAAAACCATGTCCCATACTAGAACGGATACAAAATCGATACGCTCTATCAAATGCTTCAGTTCCTCTGTTTTCGTGCGCATCATCGAAAACCGAACGAGAATAGGGTGTTAAACTTATCTCTCTGATCAATTTATCCGTTTGCTCACGCAACACCCGGAAGAAATTAGTTATATCATCATCAAGATCATTTATAGTTTCAATAGCAGAAGGCGGTTTATTGAATAATACAGCACCAGATCCAAAGAAAGGCTCAAGATAGGATCTGTGCTGAGGCATTAAAGATATGATTTGCTCAGCCATACTCCACTTTGCACCGGGATAATTTAATATTGCGTTCATCTTTGGCTCCTCTCCACCAAAACCAATATTTTATCATGTGAGGCACACACACTTGATACGTGCATTCTGTTTATGGGATCGTCCCTCTTAATGCCCCTGACATTGCCTTCATAAAGGGTCATGTTGTCAATAGGTCTGTCGTAATCATCGACAACGATAACGTCGTCCTTGTCCATAACGTGTAATAATTGCGATAACCTCACACACTCACCTCCTTCTGCTTTCTCTTATACTCTCTCTGCCAAGCGTTGACTTTTTCTCGGTTATTCTCACGCCACCGCTTGTTTCTCGCATCGACCTCTGATTTGTGATTTTGATAATATCGACGACTATACTCTTTGCGGCGCTCCTTATAATTTGGGGCGACTTCCTTTTGGTATTGTTGAAAATACTCCTTGTGATTTTCTCGGTATCTCCTTTGATACTCGTTCCACTTTTCTTTGTTCTCCTGCCGCCACTTTCGGTTATACTCGTTAATTTGCTCTCTATGGCGTTTCTTGTAGTAACGAGCATTGGCGGCTATCTGTTCTTTGTTTTTCTCTCGATAAGCCTTGTCATAGGCTTTCTTCTCTTCAGGCGTCATACTCATCCTCCCCATATTTGCAGTCCATAAGCAACCTATACAGCTCGCAAAACTTATAGTGAACACAGCAAAAGGTGTCTATATGCCTTGTGTAGTCCTCTTTCGAGCCAAAGGTCGTCGTAATATTGCTGTTATAGACGATCCCCTCACAGCTTATCTTCATGTGCTTATCATCGTCATAGCGGTAGAACGGGCACTTGACGTAAGCCTTTCTATATGTTCCGCTTGACATATGGGGCACCCCCTTTACCGTGCTCCGATATACGTGCAATCCAAAGGTCAGCCGTAGCCTCCCAATCGGGAAGACAGTCCCACCCTCTGTTCGCGTTGTATGCGTGGAATTTTTCAGCCTCAGATATAGCATCCTCGTCACAGTTCTCCCGGAAGTACATAAATACCTCCGCAAGATTCGGTGCTTCACGCGCGCACGCACGCGCATCTGTTGTCGTAGTAGTAAAAGTATCTATATCTTTGTTCTTATTTCTTATATCTAACTCTGTGCACGGACTTTGCTCGGACATCTCTCGGACATCTGTGGACTTGTCCGCGGACATTCCGCGGACATTTTTCCCCTTTTCTGCGCGCTTGGCGCGCTTGCGTTCTCTATCCCTTTCGCGTATCTTCTCCATGCCGTCAATATTCTGATACTTCTCCCAAGAGGAGATGTATATAATGCCGTCCTCGGTATAGATCATACCGTAGTCCTCGAAGAGATCAAGGGCGGTCTTAACGATCTTTGGGGAGCGCCTGAGCTCACTCGCAAGCCCCGCGCAATTATACGGCATCTCGGGAGTGATATATATAGCTCCTCCGTCATTGATCCTGCCCGCAAGCAAAAGGAGCTTTATCCAAATTATCAGAATAGTGTCGCCCTTAGTGATATTCTCAATAGACTTCAGCTTCCGCGAGATCTCGAACATATCCACGTAGAGCTTTATCCACTTAACCTCTGCCATTATGTATCACCTATCAGAACGGCAGATCGTCGTCGTTATAGCTCTTGAACGACGGTGCAGATGCCTCTCTCGCACCCGAATTTGGCGCCTGTGGCACGTTTCTGTGCGAGGGAGCAGAACTGCCCTCGTTTTCTCTCTTCGTCTCGCAGAAGAAAGCCTCGCTCACCACAACCTCGGTCACACTTCGTTTTTGTCCCTGACTCTCAAACGAGCGTGACTGAAGCTCACCGCGAACGAGTATCGGGCTACCCTTTGAGAAATATTTATTTATAAATTCTGCGGTCTGTCTCCAAGCGACGATATTTATAAAATCGCACTTCTTGTCCTCTCCCGACGTTCCCTTTCGGTCAACGGCGAGTGAGAAGCTCGTCACCGACACACCGCTTGGTGTCTGTTTTAATTCGGGCTCAGCGCAAAGCCTGCCCATAAGTATTACTTCGTTAAATGCTGCCATTTTTCTTCTCCTTTTTTTATTCTCCCCACCTCGATTTCATCTCTGCGATCTGATCGGGTGTCTCTGTTTGTATTCCGAGGCCCTTTGCCTCACTCACAATGCCGTCAATAAATATCGACATCTCGCGCGTATCAAACTCGCTTGAGCCCTTGTACACGCGATAATGCTTAAAGTCTTTTCCGTTCAGTGTGCTCTCGCCCGCTTCGCTGAAGTACTTGAAATATCCCTCAACGGGAATATGCGAAAGCACACTTATAAGCTCGCTCTGCCCGTATCTCTTGAGGAGCTTCAGATATACCTCATCCTTTCCCGCGCGCAATACGTCAGCTATATCTCCTATGAGCTTCCAAGCATACGCATTCGCGTTGAGACTTCTGTGCGCTCTGTATGCCTTTACCTCAATAGAAAGCTTGTCCCGATCCTTCATCTCGTCAACGAGCGCCTCAAAGTCGTTTCTCTCGTTGACCTCAAGGGTAAGACAAGGCTTGTTTGTTCTGTAGTCGATGTTCGCACCGACTATCTTCCCCGTCACTTTCATACCCATTTCCTTTCTCTGTCAGGCAGAACGCCTCTCTCAAGGCAGTCGGCGAGATACCTTATCCTCGGCAGAAACACCGTCTCTATCCACCTTTCGTCGTAGGTGATAGGGTGATACTTGAGCCTTTCAGGATCTATCGGCAGAAAATAGTTCTTGTAGTCCTCGTCAGTTAGCCCGTAGGACACTATATCTGCCACGTTCGTCTTATGCCCGAACATCTGCACGTTCACCTGCTGTATATACTTCTTCGAGGGCTTAAAGGCCTTATCTGCCGAGTACGTTTTTACCTCATAAATGTGGTCCCCTATATTTCCGTCAAGGTTTATACGCAGACGAAGCTCGGGAATAAGAATCTGCTTGTCGGTCTCCATAAAGGGCGAGACGTATTCGAGTATCTGATGCTCCTTGTGCGTTCCCGCGTTCATAGCCTTTGTCTCAACGTCGCTTCGCGTGATTCCCACCTTTGTGAGCCACCAATCAAGCCAAGTCTTGGTGTTCCAATTCCCGACTATCCTGTCTACGTCCGAGGCGCCAAACCACCCGGACCTGTCCTTACTCGCGATCATAACTTCTGAAGAGCAGCTTCAAATCTCTTGAGCTGATCAAAATATGTAAAAATGACCCTCACTTCGTCCTCGGTCATATTGAGCCCGTCAGCAATATCCTTTGTGGACATGCGCTTCTGAAGCTTCGACGTGTACGTCTGCTGAAAACGAAGCTTTATAGCATCAAGGCTGTGCCTTGTAAGATCGTCCTCTTGCTCTACACCTGTGGCATCATTCAGCCAAAGATCAAAGCCAAGACCTGTATGTATGGCAACACCCTTAACAAAGGCTCTCGTCTGCGCGTTCCATACTCTCTGCTGCGTAAGACTGTTATCCTTTACGGGATTTGAGCCGTTCATAAGAGGAAACTGCGACTCAAAGACGTAATCGTCAATAGTCACTCTCACACGCACCTCATAGCAGCGGTTTGCCACTCCGTTCTTGTCAAGGAACGTTGCGTCGGCCATAATAAGGCTCGAGCCGTTCTCTCCCGTCACAGGCTCAAAAATAACTCTCTCGGCGCCGTTCTGATGAAGCAGGTCCTTGCACCTTGCCCAATTAAGATAGGGCACCTCTATCTTCTTGCCATTGTCATCCTTAGCCTCGCGCCATTCACAGTATGGCGTCACATCAATTGCACGTAACTCTGCAAAACTTTTAAGCATCCTGATCCTCCATATAATCGTCGGTATTCTTTTTGTAAGTCTTATCTACGTAATCGAGATAGCACTGACAACAGACAATAACTCCCGCAAAATTGTAAAGCTCGTCTTCCTGTATGTGCTCCTCGCAGCATTCACACTTGGGGCAACGTTCACGCATTTTTTCGCGCTCGTCGTCCCAAGAGTCGAAATCTCTCTCAGGGCTGTCACTTATTATAAACATCTTTACACCTCATTTCCGAAGCAGTCCCAACCGTCCACTTCTTGACGCGCAAACAGCTCTATTCTTGGTAAGTCTCCAAGAAGCTGAACTATTCGCTCTCTTATCTCATCGGGTTTGCGACTGTGCTCCATTATACGAGCATCGCATATTTGACGCACAGATGCTGATATTCTCTTAGGCTTTCCTCGCGTAGCAAGCAAACAAAGCTCTGCATTAGCTCGCGTCCAATGTCCGTTTCCAAAGAAATATCCGTCCTTTTTCTTGCATCTCTTTACCCATGTGAAAGCACAAGTTTTGTATGTAAAGCCCCAAGACTTGATAACCTTGAGTCCGTCCTCAATATTGGGCATCGTTACCCAAATAAAGAGCACGCAGTCCTTATCGCACATTTTCTCAACGGGCAAATTTTCAATATCTACTGTTGACATCAAAGAATAATGTCTCTCGGCAGAACTACCTCCACCCTTTTTAGACCAAGTTTTATATTCCCAAGGCGGATCTGCGTAAATAATGTTATACTTTCTGTCAGTCTTAAAAATATCAACTTTCACGCTTCATTGCCTCCGTGAGCCTTTTTTCAAGCTCATTCACGAAGTTGCTTCTTATTTCAGCAAGCTGATTTTCAAGCTCCTCGATACGCATCTCCTTGCTGAAGAGCTGCATTTTAAGCTCCTCGATCACGCGCCCGCAGGCCTCAAACGCGGCAAGCATAGCGGCGTCCTTTTTTGATATACGGAGCAATGACTCAAGCTGTGTATGTAGGTTCTTTTCGTTCTCACTCATCTTCCTCATCCTCCACGTAGTAATCTGTTTGTATAAGCCCCGCGTCCTTTGTGTCCTTATATCTATTCACAAAGAACACCGTCCACCCGATAACAACCGCAAGGTCAAGTATAATAATCAAAGTGTTAAGCATTTTCTTTTTCCTCCTTCTCCTTTTTTCTTTCTATTCGTTTTCATCTTCGACAGAGATCCCGGTCGCTTCAGAGAACTTCTGCCTACTTATAAAATATGTATATCTCTTGGATGCCACCTGCACGGCATATCCAAAGGTGAGAATACCCCTCTGAAGTCCTACCCGCACGTACTGAGGAGAAACACCCATAAGCCGCGCCGCCTCAGATATACTCAGTTTATTTTCTTTACTCACCCGCAACCTCCTTTTCCTCAGGCAGTCTGACACCACATCTCAAGAGATACTCCGCGATACAAACTGATGCTTTTCTTTTTACACCTTTTTTCCACTCTCTAAACGAGAGATCGTTCCCAATATCGATCATTTTTGCAAGACGGGCGATCTCCGCGATCTCGCTCGATGACTGTATTGATTCTTTACGTTTCTGCATTTCCGCCCTCCAAAATTTCCTTTATCATCGCATCGGTCCTCTTCATAAGCCCGAAGCAGTTTCCGTGCGATATGTGATTTTTCCACGCACCATAGGACGCCTCAAACTTCGCCCGGGAGAGCTTTCCCTCGGCTACAAGGTGCGCCATGCGCCGATACTTGCGCTACTTCTTTTTTTTAGAATTATCAATAGGTTTGGACAGCGCATCTTCGATAGACCAACCCATGTTCAACCTACTCATAAGAGTTCGTCTTGATATTCCGGTAATTTCACACCATTCAGCAACATTATGTGTTTCACCCTTATAGGTAAGCATTCTATTATTGTTTTTGTTATTTTGTTGACTGTTCCAATCAATCCATCTACAATTTTCGGGGCAATAGTTTCCGTCGTTGTCAATTCGATCAATCGTACAAGCTTTACGAGGTGCATTTTCGTCATAACCATTCACAATAGCCCAATCGTAAAAGGCTTGAAAATCCTCTCGCCATTCTTCACAAATGCTAATACCTCTGCCTCCATAATCCTTATAGGCCGCAACATTTGGATTATAACAACGAGCCTTCATAGCTCTCCATACGCCATAAAGTCGTGTGTAACTCTTATTATGTTTTTTGTTACGATTTGCAAGTAGTTCTCTATGTAAACATCCGCAACTTTTAGTAACGCCGCGACTCAAATTTCCTACAGATACACTACAAAAATTCCCACAATCACACTTGCATTTCCACTCAATATGTCCGTGCTTGCGCTCACTTAACGGCTCAATAGCGACAAGTCTACCGAAGCGTTGACCTCGTAAATCTTTAGCTTTAGGCATTATTTTTCACCTCGCTTCTTCCGTCACTACAATCATTATTGTAAATGGCTATTATCTTTCTAATTTCCTCGGCATTGGCTAATCTTCTCTGAACAGCAGCAGACTTTCCGCCGAAAAACACATCAAGTTCCCCTTGAGCCAACAATAATAACCACGAAATAGTAGAAATAGTATGCCGTATCGTGTCTGGATAATGGGAAATCATAAACATAAGTTCCTCATTACTCGTAGTTGAAGTGTACATTTTATCAAACTCGGATAATACATTTTGCGCCAGTTCAATAAAATGTAACGCACCACAGGTTGCATTTTCGATTGTTAAAATTTCTTCTCTTTTGTACATATTTTCTCCTTCCTTGACAAGCACCACTTTTTTGTGGTATAATAAAAGTTAATATATTTTAGAGCACGTTTACACTACCAATTGGCAGTGTTATTGCAGCTTCATTATACCACTACCAATTGGTATTGTCAAGAGGATAGGAGAAAAATTATGAAAAATAGAATTTCAGAATTTCGTAAAGCGCGAGGCTTAACACAACCACAGCTTGCAGAAATGGCAAAGTTAACAAGTTATACTTTAGTTCAACGTTATGAGAAAGGTACTCGATTACCCGGAGTTGATATTGCTTTACGCATAGCCAAAGCACTCAACACTACCGTTGAAGAACTTTTTATACTTGATGAAGATGAAAGTAAATCATTAACTATATAGATTTTCTACCGTAGTGTCTAAAGCTCGGGCAATTTTTACGGCAGTTTGTGCATTAGGAATACGGCCATACTCATATCTCTGATATGCTGATTCAGCTATCCCTACTTTTTCTGCAACCTCGGCTTGCGTTAATCCCAACGCGAGCCTTTTTTCTTTCAATTTATTTCCTTTTTTCATTTTTATTTTTCCTTTCATTTTTTAAGCTGCACCCTGTCCGCAAGCGAATGTCTGTATTTCTTGGGGTATCTGTTGCTGTTGGAGGTAAGCCTGAATGAATGCTCGGCAAGCTCTTTGGCTTTTACAATGACTTTAAGATCTCCCTCAGCCATTTTTTCTCCTCACAAGATACAGAGATAGAAGATACAAAAATACAAAACGGACGCACCGCAAAATTGATGAAGTAGCTATAGTAGTCGATAAAGCCGCGCGGGGAGACGCAAATGACTATATTGTCGGTGTTCCACTCGCTCGTGCTGTCGGGAGTGGAAAGCCACCACCACTCATCAAGCTTGTTCTGCTCAAATATTGCTCTGTGCTTGCGGTAGAAATCAAACGTCGGAAGGCTCACCTTGGAGCGCATCACTCCGTGCTTTGCGGAGCCGTCAAGGGAGAGAAGGTCTGTCTCGAATTCAAGAACGTTCTCCGCACCTATCGCGCTCTCGATCTCGGGAAGGAACTCCTCGGTAAGCTTCTTAAGGATCTCGCTCTCTGCAAAATTATTGTTTCTGCCGAACTCCGAATCAAAAAGGCTGTTCTTCAGAACCACAGCAACCTTGCCGTCATTCTCACCGAATGTGATAAACTCGCGCTCTCCGATCTTAAACGTAGCACCTGCCTCAAGATCTCCGAGGCGAACTGTTTTTGTCTTATTCATTGTTTTTCTCCTTTATGTAAAATTTCAAGATACAAAGATATCAGATAAAAAGATCTGAATTTAATATGCAAAACGGACGCACCGCATCATCGACGTAGTAGATATAGTCGTCGACATAGCCGCGCGGGGAGACGCACTTGACCCACTCGTCATTCTCGTGACGTGAAGTGCTGTGGGGCGTCGCAAGCCACCACCAAACGTCGGGCTTGTGCATATCAAGAATATCCACAAACTTTCTGTACTTATCTGCTGTAAGAAGCGACACGCGCTCAATGAGAAGTGTGCCGTAGTCCTTGAGTCCGTCCTCAGATGTAAGATCCACCGCGTGCTGAATAATGTTGTTCCCGCCTACGATAGAAGCAAGCTTGTCCGCAAATTCGTCAAGCATCTTTCTCACGTTGCTCTTGCGGTAATCGTTGTTGACCTCACCGAACTTAACATCGTCCTCAAGGATCCCCTTCATAATAAGCTGCGTAGTGCCGCCATTGTGCTCAAGCACAACAAACTCGTACTCCCCAAGTTTTACCACCTGCCCCACAGGCACGTCCCCGAGCCTCACACTCGGCTTCACGGTGAAGCTCTCGGCTATCTGCCTCGCCTGCTCCTCCGTCAGTTCAATTTTCTTTCCGTTCAAAAAAAAATAGTTTTCCATTTTTACCTCCGATATAATTTATTTATTTTTGTTTCTTGCCTTCCCCAGGGCCTCTCGTGCCATTTCCTCGGAAATAAACGCAAGACTGCCGATATGCTTCAGATCACTCTTAACGCACACCTTCTTCACGATCTCAAACTCTGCATCAAGCGTCAGATGCACGGGAGAGGTCGCGATAAATCCTCTGTTGTACCTACCCTCGCCGGGCGCTTTCTTTACCATAATGACGAATATCTCGTCACCTACCGCCGCAAGCGGAACACTGACACCATTTTCAATAAGGAACTCCGCGACCTGCGCAGTGTTGGGGCGGCCATACTTCTCAACCGCCTCATTGAGCAATTTTGTCAGCTTCTCTTTCATTTCATCTCTCGTTTTTTCCATAATTCTCTCCTTTATAATCTTTCAATAAATTTTTTCTCTACGATGCTCTCCCAATATTCGAGCTCTGAGCGAAGTACCATCGAACTGCTGCACAACTTTCCGCCGTTGCACACATGACGAACCGCTTGCAAAATGTTTCGGGCCTTATTGATGCCAATACCGCCGTATCTCTCGACAATGCCTTCAACATCTATGTAGGGACGCTCGTCTTTCTCTTTCTGCTTCTCAAGCGCATCGGTATAACCACGCATATACGCACTCATGTACGCATCATTTACTGTGTTCATATTATTCCTTTCTGATTATTCTCCAAGAAACTTCTTTATAAAATACTGCTGACCTTTTCCTGTCACCTTCGTTGTCCTGTTTATCCTTATAGAGCCGTCGGGATTATTCACTGTTGACTCCTTGATCTCAAACAAGCCAAGCTCCATAGATTTTTGCGTGGGCATATTTTTATCCGAGCCGCCCTTAACGAGATAACCTCTATTTCTAAGCCACTCAAAAAGTCTCTTCTGCCCTATCTCAATACCGTTCTGCTTCAAAATCTTTGCAAGCTCGCCTATAAGGATCGTACTCTTGCTCGATGCAACTGCGTCTGCAAACAGAGCCTTAGGTGCAAGCTCCCCTATCTTCTGTTCTTGAGAAGCAATGAGCTTGTTTCTCTCTTCGATCTGCTTCTGCGCCACGAGCAAAGCCTTTGCCATAAGCTCATCGTCGCTCATACTTTCCTGACCTGCTATGTAGCCGCCTGTCTTGCGAATCGAGGGGAGGACCTCATCAAACACCCATCTTTCGAACTTTTCTGCCGAGGGGAGTTTTGAGTGTGTTATAAGTCGGTAAACATCTCCTTCGGGAATGAAAGTCATTTCCTGTTCTCCGCCTGTAGTAAGGGCGCCCCGTTTTAGGGCTCCCTTGCAATGTGCACTAATAGCATTGCGAGGCTTGGAATATCCAAGTGAGCTTGCCACATCAAACCCGCAAAACAAAATCTTCCCGTTTTCTTCTACTGTTCGGATAGAGCCGAACTCCTCATTCTTAAAAATCTGTAATTCGTTCATTTTTACTCCTTTTCTGTTTGTTTATAAATTTCTTTAATTTTCATAAGCAAGCCATCTTTCCGTTTCTAACTGTGCTATTGTTTTCTTTAGAATTTCGTTCTCCGCTTTCAGACTTTCGATCTCCTCTTTCAATTTTGCATTTTTCCCAAGTGTGCGAAAAAGCTCCTTTTTCATCTTGTCTCTTTGCCTTTTTACCTTTGCAAGGTACTTACCTACATCGTTAGACACCTCGCCACCTCCTTTCTTGACATTCCCTCGCCACTATGTTACAATGAAATAAAAAACGAGGTATTATTATGACTGATTTACAAATTCTTACCGCAGTTAAAAATAACAACGGGACAATTAGTTACATTGACCTTCTAAACCTCAACTTGTCCGACGCTTATCGAGATCCGTCTGCAGACAAAGCTAGAATTGATCAAATGATCAAAGATGGTTTTCTTGAAGGAAGAACAGATGCCTATTGCCAAATTTCCATAACCAAGCCCGGCAGACTGCGCTTACAGAACGCCTATTATCTTGAGGAGCAAAATAAGAAGATTGCCGATGAGGCTGCCAAAAGCAAAGCCGAACAAGACGACAAAATCGTTTTTTGCGCTT